GACTGGCACAGCGCGGAGGATTCCGATTGAAGTACCTCTCAGTCTGCAGCGGCATCGAAGCCGCATCCGTCGCATGGCACCCACTCGGCTGGCAGCCGGTCGCGTTCAGCGAGATCGAACCGTTCCCGTCTGCGGTGCTCGCGCATCACTACCCCAACGTGCCGAACCTCGGCGATATGACCAAGTTCACGGAGTGGCCGGATGAACCAGTTGACCTTCTTGTCGGAGGAACCCCCTGCCAATCCTTCAGCGTCGCGGGGCTCCGCAAGGGCCTCGAAGACCCTCGAGGAAACCTCATGCTCACGTACCTTGCGATCGCTCAGCGTTACCGGCCTCGATGGCTTGTCTGGGAAAACGTCCCCGGCGTCCTGTCATCGAACGGAGGACGGGACTTTGGCACCTTCCTCGGGGCGTTGGGGGAGTTGGGGTATGGGTGGGCCTACCGAGTCTTGGACGCTCAATGGTTCGGAGTGGCCCAGCGCCGCCGTCGTGTGTTCGTTGTCGGACATCTTGGAGACTGGCAGCGTGCCGCCCAGGTTCTTTTTGAGCGCGAAAGCGTGCGCCGGGATTCTCCGCCGAGCCGGGAAGCGCGGCAAGGCGCTGCCGCTGGCGTTGGAGGCGGCGTTAATGAGCGTGGCACAAAAGTAGCGCCGCACATTTTCAAAGTCCGTGGCGGCGTTGAGCGCGAGGACGGCTCGCGCGGCAGCACCAACATTGGCAAGCAGGCTGGCAAGGGCTACCTCGGCAGCGAGGAACGCGCGTTTACGCTGGCGGCGGCGCAGGATCAGTTCGTCGCGCAGCCCGTCGCCTTCCACGCTAACGCGCAGGCTTGCCAACTTCCCGGCCCCGACCGCGACACAAGCATCAGCGACAGCCTTACTCGGTCGCAACAAGCGGCGGTCGCGCAGCCGGTTTACGGCACCGACTGCTACAACGGCGCGATTACGGGCGATGTCGCCGCCACGCTTGGCACGCCGGGCAGCAGCGTCAACGCGAGCGGGCCGACGGTGATGCAGCCGGCGGCCACCGCCATGCAAGTCCGCCGCCTTACGCCCGTCGAGTGCGAGCGGCTGCAAGGCTTCCCTGACGGGTACACCAACATCCCGTGGCGCAAGAAGCCCGAGGCACCGGACGGGCCGCGCTACAAGGCGCTCGGCAACAGCATGGCCGTGCCGTGCATGGCCTGGATCGGCAAGCGGATCGCGGAGGTGGACCGTGGCGATTGAACTCGACGACCTCGACAAGGACTTCCTCGCCCGCTCGCACACGCCCGACGAGTGGCGGCGTGAGCTGAAGGACGCGCTCGAGCGCAACGCGCTCTACTTCCGGCGCATCCTCGAGCTCATGGACCAGGTGACGGCGCTGAAGGAAGCCGCTGGGGTGACGCCCGCGCATCGGTGCGCGTACCCCGGCTGCCTCGACGGCGGCGGGCGGTGTCACGCGATGTTTAAGGGCGAGTGTGCGGGACCGAAACAGGAGAGGACGACGATATGAGCACGCAACCCGAAGCCCTGCGGTTGGCGCAGGAACTTGACGCGTATCACACGATGGCGTGTCACAAGCAAGCCGCCGCCGAACTGCGCCGCCTGCGCAGAGTGAACGCGGAACTGTTGGAGGCGTTGCAACTTGCGTTGTCGGCGCACGGCAGGATGCTGATGTCTGACCCGCCGCAGGACGCATGGAAGGCGCAAGGCGTGGAGGAGAAAGCCCGCGCCGCCATCGCCAAAGAAGAGGAGGTGAAGCCGTGAGCGACAACGAATTTATGATATGGGTATTTGTTTACATCCTTGCCTTGTTTTTTCTGACGGCTTTTGGCGCGATGTATGCGTATGACAAGAAAAAGCGCCCACCCTTGTGGCTACTCGCGTTGTGGGCGGTGTTCGCCATCCCGGTGCTGTTCAAGGCGTGGATCGCGGTGGTGTTGTCGTGAGCGACAACATCACCCTGCGCCGCGCCGCCGAGCAAGCGCGAAAAGCGTTGGAATTGGCGCTAGAGTCGCAGTTCGCGCCCGATGACGCGGAGTGTGAGCATGGGATGCACTACCGCGATTGCCCAAACGATGCCTGCGTGATGCGCGATTGCAAAGCCGCCCTCGCCGCCCTCGACGCCGCGCTCGCGGAGCCGGAGCCTGCCTTGCAGGTTGACGCGTTGCGGTATCGTTGGATTGCGGAGAATGCACTGGCTATCGACTTTGTTGCCGACCCAGACAACATGGTGCAAATCTGGCATGGCACTGACCCCGCCCGATTTTCGGCGGGCAAGACGCTAGACGAAGCCGTTGATGCAGCAAGGAGGAGGACATGACCGACACAATCACCCTGCCCCGCGCTGTGGTTGAGCAGGTACGGGCGTCGTTTAAGGTCGTGCATGGCACGATTACGGAAACCGGGTGGGCGCTAGATTGCAGGGAAGAACTTGCCGTCATCGACGCCGCGCTTGCGGAGCCAAAGAAGGTAACGCCCTCCACCCCTGTGCAGTACGGATGGCTATGCCCTGCTTGCGGTCGCGGGAACGCACCGCTTGCTCAAACTTGCTCATGCAAGGGATGGCCGAGCCTGCAAATAACTTGCGGCCCTGCAACGATGACTGGAGGAACATGACATGACCGACAACATCACGCTGCCCAGCGCTGTGGTTGAGCAAGTGCGTGAGGTGCTGAAGGAACTCGACTACGCCAGCGAACCGTATGTGAATGAGATAGCCCGCACCACCCTCGCCGCCCTCGACGCCGCGCTCGCGGGGCCGGGGTTGCAGAAAGAGCGACCCGACTTCCTCTCGGGCTACTACGCCGGGCTCGCTGACGGCAGGCGCATCGCCGCGCTTGCGGAGCCGGACGCCGTCGCCCTGCTGACCGAGGTCCGCGACGCTCTGCGGCGGCTCGACCCTGCCTGGTGCGCCGTCAACGGTAAGGAGCAGATCGGCGACGAGGAGCTCGACGAGCTCATCGCGCGCGTCGAGGATGCCGTGGAGGATGGTGATGGAACGCCCGCCTGACTTCGGCCCGCTGTTCCGGTTGCTGCGGGATGCGGCCATCACCTGCGTCCTGATCCTGCTGTTTTGCGCATTCTTGCTGTGGGTGATGGAATGACGGACTGCAAGCACCGCTTCTTCCTGCAAGACTTCGCGGGCAATTCCGAGCGGATCAGCGCGGAGGTTGGCGACGACTGGCGCGTGACTTGCGGGCATTGTGGCCAGTCCGTTGCCGGCAGCAGGTCTGGCGAGTCGGCGCCTGTTGCCCTGCGCTGGTCGCAGGCCCAGGCTTGGTTTGGAGAGTTGGGGGCTGCAACATGAGCGACCACATCAACCCGAGTCACTACCGCGCGGGCGACATCGAGTGCATCGACGCCATCGAGGCGCAGCTCTCGCCGGCGGAGTTTCGCGGGTATCTGCGCGGCCAGGTGGCGAAGTACAACTGGCGCCTGGGGCTGAAGGATTCCTTCGACCAGGACGCCAAGAAGCTCTTGTGGTACGCCTCGATGCTAGCCGGCGTGGACCCGAGGAAGCGCTAGACCGCCTCGCCGCGGAACCACGCCTTGCCGTCATCGACCACGACGAGCTCGGGCGGCAGGAGCGTTCCCTCGCGGAAGGTCAGCACCGCGAAGCCCGACGCCCAGTTGAGCGGCCCCGCCTCGACATAGGTGAACTGCGGGCCGCCGACGTCGGCCATCGTGCCGGTGTCTACGCCGTAGCGGCGGCCGCGGTAGTCGGCCCATGGGGTCACCTTCAACTGGTGGAGATGGCCGTGGACGTAGCTCACGCCAGCCTTGAGGGTGCTGTTGATGGCGGCGTGGATGCCGCCCACGACCGGGCGGTGCCGGATGCAGACCCAGCCGTCCGTGCGGGCGTTGAGGTGCAGCGCCCAGCCGGCGCGCCACTTGGGCAGGTAATCGAGCAGCGTCGAGCCCGGCATCCCCTCGACCTCGGAAACGCGGCCGGAGAGGTAGTTCTCGAAGCGTGCGTCGTGGTTCCCGATGGTGCGGATGAGCTTGGCCTTGCCCGCCGCGCGCTCGATCTCGGCGCAGCGGTCTTGGACGGTATGGATCTCGTCCTTCAGTTGCGGCTGCTGCTCCCACATGATGCGCGGGTGCCGCGAGATGCGAGCGCCGTCGAGGATGTCGCCGTTCAGCACGACCATCGCGGGCTTGAGGGACTTGGCGAGGCGGCAGAATGCCTGGTGCGCCTCGGTGACGATGCCCGGCCAGTAGTGGCAGTCGGAGGCCACTAGCACCACGCCGTCCGCGACGGTGTCGTGCATCTCGCCCTCGTACCGCTCGGCGCGCTTGGCGGCGAGGGCGTTGGCAATCTTCCCGGCTTCGCTTTTCGCCCCGCCGCTGATGATCGGGTTGATGGCCTCAAGCGCGAGGCCGTAGCGGGTCTCGAGCACCCGTCGGCGGCTGTAGGTGTTCCTGACGGTGATGCCGAGCGCCTTGGCGACGAGTGTGGCTTTTTTAAGTCTCTGCCATGTCGTGATGAACTCTTGGTCGGTCGCAAGGAGGGGCATGTTGCCTCAACGGTTGCTGAAAGACGTGAGCGCCTGGTGCAAGACGCTGGCGAGGCTGTCCACGAACTTCTCGTTGCGAGAGAGCTTGTGCTCGTTGATCTCGTCGAGCATGGCGTGGACGAGCTCGTGGCAGAAGACTTGCCCGAGCGCGCTGTCGCATTGGTCGGCCCAGAGCTCGATGAGCTTCTGGTCGGGGTCCCACATCCCGACGGTGTCCTTGGGGTGCGGCCACTTGTCGCCGCGCACCACGCGGACGCGGACGCGATGCCCGAAGAGGCGGAACGACCGCGGGACGCCGAGGCGGCGGTCAGTCTTGCGACGGGCGGGTTCCTGCTTGGGCATGGGCTTCGCCTCCCTCTTGGGGTGCGGCGAGTCTAGCCTTAATCCTCGGTCGAGAGAAGGCCCGGAATCTTGGCCCCGAACTGCACATCCCCAAGACGCCGCTGCGCGCGGCCGATTTCCTCGCGCATCAGGAGCTGGTCCTCGATCTTGAGGCGCTCCAAGATGCGCCTCTGCTGCTCCGGGTCGATAGTCGTCAGCATCCGCGCCATGTCGGCGCGTGCCTCTGGGGTGAGGCCGCGCAGCCGCCCGCCGGCGAGGTTGAGGATGGTCATCACCCGCGCCGCCGCGCCGCCCGCGGCGAACTGCATGGCCTGCTCTGCCGCCGCGAGCTGGTCCACGCCCTGTCCTGCCGCCGCCTGCGTGCGCGCCGTGCGCGACCCCATGTTGGGGTTGATGTTGCGGGCGAACTCTTGAAGCTGGCGCTCCTGCCGGATCTGTAGCGCCGCGCGAGCGGCCGCCTCCGGGGTCGTGGCGATGAACCCGAGCAGGTCGCGGTTCTGCTTTGTCGAGGTCAGCATCCGCGCGAGCCCGGCGTCATCCGCCGAGGCCAGCCGGTTGAACAGCG